GGACGTGTCGAAACAAGTGCATTGTTTTTAATTTTGTAACCAAATTTTTCCGCTTTTCTTACGGCTATTTGTTTAGCTTTAGGGCTATTAACGTCTATTCCGAAACGTGAATCAAACTGCGCGTAAACTTGTTTATTCCAGCGATGATGGCAATTCGGTCCTCCTTTCCACCTCCAAATATCGTAAGTTAGTGCGCCTTCCTTACCGAAGCCTATTGTACGCCCTTCTGCGTTGGTGTAGAATCCGTTAACTACTGATTTACTCATTCGTAAAATATCTTCTTTGCGGTAAATCTTTTTAGCGTTTTTCATCAATTTGCAAAAGGGACGTGTCTTACCACTTTTACCGCCGTCTTCGCCTTCGTAAACATAACGAGTAATAAATTTAACACCTTCGATAACTTCGTCTTGTTCGGACTTAGCGTTCGGGAAAGCCATTCCCGTATTAACCAATTCTACCAAACGTGAGAATAAACTTTTTTCGCCTTTAAGCATTTTGTTTTCTTCTTCGTCCGTGTCGTAATCTACGGGCGAATCGTCTATTAATAACCAATCTTCTTGGGGTTGTTCGCCGAATTCTTGTAAAGCTAACGCGATTTGTTCTTCTACGCTTTGGGACTTAAGTTCGGTAGCGTCTGCGCCCGTTTCCTCGGTTATTTGTTCTTCGGTTGTTGCGTTTTCTAAATCGGTAAATTCAAGTGGTTTTAACGTTCTAAAGAATAACTTTAACGCGATTCCGTTAAACGCTAAAATTCTATCAAAAGCCTCAAGTATTTCGTCTTGAAACGGCTTAATAATCATATTATTAAACAAGATAAACGAGTTTTGCAATTCATCTGCGTTGCTTGAGAACCCGTTAGTTGAAGCAATACCAAAAAGTAAAGGCGAAGTAACGTTGTGGCCTAACATTATTTTTCGTAAACATTCGTCGCTTAAATACGTGTAATGGTCGGGCGCGTCGTTTAATGGTATATCCTCGACTGTGGTTTTAGATTCTACATTTGAGTTAAACGCAACGATAACTTTTTGACCTTTAGAACCAGTTAACTTGCTTAATACCTTTTGAGAAATTAAGTCTTGTTGTTCTTCCGAAGGAACTCCGTTGTTAAAGTTTACGACTTTAGTTCCTGAAAACCCGTTTTGTACTTCATTTATTAAATAGTCGCTTACTTCTTCTTCTAAAACTGCATAAGGTAGTGCGCCTTGGTAGTCGGGATAAGCATAGTATTTCATCCCAACCCCGTAAGGTTTAACGAACATTATTTCGATTTTTTCTTTTGAGAATCCGAATGCAGGAATTCTCTTAGGTGGGAACTTTCGTACTTCCTTCCAGTTATCCGAATAATAATACCCCGTTACTTCGCCTTTATCGTTGCATTTTTCAGCGCGTAAAAGATTAACGGGTATGTGGTAAGCCTTTAGAATTTTATCGTGCTTTTCGTTGTAGTGTACTTGGATAGCAAATTGACCGAAAAGTTTTCTATCGAATACCATTCGCCGTACGCAATCCTTACTAAACAAAGTCATCATTTGCGCGTATTCGTTAGGCTTACGCGAAGCGTCTAAGGCGCTTAAACCTTTTCCGTATATCAAACGCGAAACGTTGTTTATTATCGCGCCGTTTGTCGTTGAATTCGTGTATCTATCTATTAAGTAATCGAAGTAATCGTTATTTTCTCCCCAACCTACCCACGCATCGCGTGAATTTTCTTGTAATACTGGTTGCTGGTATTCCGCTAATTGTAAAACGTGGACGTTATTCATACATTATAAAGTCGTTAGTTGTTGTATTGCTTATGTATTGCCCGTCGTTAACCGAGAATGTGTTTATCGGTTGATTAGTGCAAAACATACGTTCTTTTAATAGTAGGTTTCCGCTTCCGTCTTTAATAACAACCCAATAAAATTGGTTTTCTTCAGTGGGTAAAACTCCGCTAAAATTATAAACGTAATCCCCTGCGGTAAACGTTCCTGTAACTACTTGCGTTGTATTCGTGTTTTCGCCTGTTAACTCCAACGTTGCAGGAACTCCGTATCTTGGAATAAAATGTATTGTTTGACCTATATTAGATTCGTTAACTACTATCATATTAATATAACTCCGAATCCGTGTTTTTGTGCATAAAAAAAGGGGTGTCGCCACCCCCTTAACGTATGAAACAAAGTTCTTAAGAATTAACTACCGTTGGGTTGTTTAATAAAGCAACTAATTGCGCTTCGGTTGCGCAATCCAAGAAGTTAGCAGGGGTTGCTTCTTGACCCGTAAAAGTCAATCCGTAACCATTCATATCTCCTAACGCAGTTCCGTTAGAGATAGTACCCGCAGTTACGTCCATTCCTCGGAATAAACCTGCAATAAAGTATTGCCCTGCGTTTGTCTCAACAATAATGTTAGGACGTCCGTAAGATAATAATTTAACTTGTTTGTGCGTAATTGCGTCTTGCTTTTTAAGTTGGACGCTTAATACTTGCTCGAAGAACGTAGTTCCGTTTTCACGTGAACTTGTAATAGTTGTTTCGAACGAGTTTGTACCCTTTAATTCGAATTTGTAAATTGAACTTGCAGCAGGCAAAGAAATAGCGTTAATAACGTCTTCTAATCCTAACGCTGTATCGTAAGTAATATCGGTTTCATCGTAAAGTCCGTAATTAAGTACGTAAAGGTTTTTTAATCCACCTACTACGTCTTTACAAGGCTCTAATCTACCGTGTGAAATATCGCAACTCATTTTATTTTAGTTTTTTAATGTTTAACAAAAAAAGGGTGGCAGTTTTATCCACCACCCTTAAATATAGTGGTTAGTTATTATCCGTAAATTACGATGTCTTCGATAACTCCGTATTGAGTACCTGCAGCCATTCGCATAACTACACGAACGTTATCGTCTCCTAAAGTAGCCGAAGTGTCAATTACTCTAACTTCTTGCGTGTCGCTCAATAAAGAACAACCGAAGTAAAGGTTAGAAGTAGTTGTAGCCATCATCGAAGAAGCTGGTAAACCGTTAGCCATAAAGATTGGCAATCCGTTGAAAGTAACCGCGCCATTATTGTACCACATTGTCCCTTGAGCGTTAACCCCTGAGTTAGACGTAGCCAATGCAGAGAAACCACCTAATGCAGCAACGTATGCCTTAAGAACGTCTTGAGAAACGTAAATTTTCAAATCCGCTTTTCCGTAAAGAGTTGAAGGAATTGCATCGTAAACTGATTGCAAAGCAGGGATAACGTTACCCGCGTTGATTGCAACACCCGCGATATTTTGTGCTGGTGGTAAGTTAAGGTCTGCTTGAGCGGTTGTAAACAACCCGTCAAATTGGCCTGAAACTGCGGAAGAACCTTGCCAAATTGAAATCTCGTTAGCGGCTGCAACTTTTTCAGCAGCGTAAGCAATTAAATAATCGGAAAAAGACTTAGGCAAAGTGTCGAAAGAAGAATAACCCATTTCGATTGATTGCCAAGTTGAGTGAAACTCGGACTTACAAAAAGTCATATTTACTTGTAGGTCTTTAACTTGTAATACACGCTCGGTTAAGTCAACCGTTCCAACTGGAGTAAAGTCGCAAGATGCATCCTTCAAAAAATCAGTTGTCTCAAGTCGTTGAATAACGGCTTTGTATTTTACGTTAGGCATAACGGTTACACCGCCACCCTCGATAGTTGGTGCGCTTAATAAAGCGGCTGATACGTACTTACCTGCCCATTGACCTGCGTACGAAGTAGTAATAGTTGGATTTGGCATTTTTTTTTAATTTAATTATTTATACATTTTGTTTAATACGGAATCCATTATTCCGCGTGGTGCTTTTTTACCGATTTTAACGAATTCGGTTTTAGATTCGTTTTCAGGGTTAAAAGAAATCGGCTCGGGTGTTTCGCTAAGTTCGGTTGCTTCAACTGCAACTTCGTCAACTTTGGAAAGTTTAGCTAACTCGCTTTTTAACGCTTCGTTTTCTTCTTTAAGTTTTTCCATTTCACTAAAGAATGTTTCTTTAACTATGGATTCAATAGTTTTTTTAGGAGTAGATACGGGTGCGCTCATTTCTTCTTCGGGCATTGGCTCGGTAGTTTCTTCGGTTGTTTCTTCTTTTACTTCCTCTACTTCTTCTTCTTTTTCTTTAACCTCGGAAATAATCCCTTCTTCTACGATTACTAAAATACGTCCGTCTTCTAATTCGTATTCTCCAACGGGAACGGCTATCTTTTGTTCGTCTTCAGTTACGACAAAAACTTCTTTACCCGCTTCAAAAGTTTCCGCTTCGATTTTGGTAACCCCGTCGCCCATAAGCATTTGTTCTAACTTAATTTCGTTAGAAAGCATAGCTTTGATTTTTTCTAATAGTGTGCTATTTTTCATTTGTGTTTATTTATAATTTATTAGGTAAGTAAAATGCATCGTCTAAATCCCTTTGTCTATCTACAAAATTTTTAACAAGTGGGAAATCATCGGGATTCAATCCAAGTTCTTTAGCTTTTTGTTTGAAGTTCCCCCAATTCGTGTTAGCGCCGTCTATTGAATCTAAATAAGTTTTTTTCATTTCGATTCTTAATGCTTTTAATTTATCTAATCCTTTTTTCATACGAACCGCGTCTTCTTCCAAAATTTTAATGGTAGATAATTCCAATTCGTGTGTACCTAACTCAACTTTTTTAGCTTGGATTTCGTCCGCCTTGTTGATTTTGTCTAAAATTGTTTTCATATTATTATAATTAAAGGTTAAAAGTTTTGTTGCATTTTGTTATGGCTTCGGATACCATAACGGTGGCGGTGGAACGGGGTTCGGTGGTGTTACATCGCTTCCTATTCCTTGATTTTGTAGTTCGCCTGTACAACACTTTGAGTCGTAAGTATTGTTCTTGCATAAGCAACCACGCTTACCACCACGTGGGCTATTTCTTATTTCTTGTCTTCTTGCTTTCATCTTTTAGGCATTTTTGATTTGTTCTAATTTTCTTTGCGCCCATTCGATACCTTCATCGCCACCCCAAGCTAACCACATTAAA